TGGCGGAGAGCATCAATGGTCTTTACAAAGCGGAGGTAATACACCGTAAGAGCTGGAAAAACCGTGCAGAAGTGGAACTGGCCACACTCACGTGGGTGGACTGGTATAACAATCGACGATTGCTGGAAAGGCTGGGCCATACTCCTCCGGCAGAAGCAGAAAAAGCTTATTATGCTTCCATCGGAAACGATGATCTGGCAGCCTGAGTTCACAGATAAAATACTCTCCAGGAAACCCGGGGCGGTTCACCTGGTCACGCCGTGAGACCTGTCCATAGCAGTTATTTGAACGAATACGGCAGTCTCTGCCACCGTCCTTAATCCACCAGCGAATCGCCTCACATGCTCCCCTGCGATCGCCAGCATTAATTCGTCTGTAAAACGTCGACGGGAAACACTTACCGGGACCAATGTTGTACGGACAGAATGACGCGATCCCCGCTTTCTGGGGTTCGGTCAATGGCACTTTGATGTTTTTCTCCACCCATGCCAGCGCCTTATCACGCTCAATGGCGTTAACCCGGTCGCATTTTTCCTTCGACAACTTCATGCCCGGAACGACAGGTTTGCCATCCACCAGGATGGCACCGCGGCAGATGGTCCAGATACCCGCGCCATCACGGTATGCCGTGGTGTGGTTACCTTCCTTTTCATCCAGAAACTGGTCGAGAATGTCAGGCGCACCAGCGGCAATCAGCGCCAGAACGGCAGCCGACAGGCCGTATCTGATTTTTGCGTTCATGGATATTTATCAGGATTTATCGGTTTCTGAGCCCTGGATATGTTTATCAGTTCCAGCCTGTTGCCTCAGGCTGCTAACAGGTCAATACAATCATGAGGATTATTTATGGACAATAACACCATTTCTCTACAGGAGTTGCTCGACAGCATTTCCAGGCTTCGGGAAGACGTGAATACCCTTACCGTCGCCTTCTCATATCTGGCATTCTCAATTCCAAGGGAACAGATGCAATCAACGCTGGCATCAATCCAGTTTGAATCATGCAATCCCAAATGGTCTCAGGAACAACAAGACTCTTTCAGGCGGCTTGCTGTATTACTGGATGAAAAATATGCTGGTAAAATTACCATTTCGGCGGACTCTTCAGAGAACCCGTAATTATTCCCGGTAGTTTTCCTCTGTAGGTTATCAACACATCCTGCGCCTCTAAAATTACGGGGCGCTTTTCCGGCGACTGCTCATCCCCTTCACATAACCCGGCAGCAACATCCAGGAAGACCTGTCTGATGCTCCTTCTGGCTGCTGCCTCATAAAACTCCAGCGCGGCACCTTCAACACGGTCCAGCGAGATGTCCAGGTCAAAAATTTCACCGTCAAAGCGTTTTTTGTCCCGTAACGCTAAAGTTACCGTAACTTTATTCTCAAAATTGCGGATCCCTTTCACAATCAGTTTATAGTTTTGAGTCATTGAATTACTCTCCCCGTGCAGCCTTACGACGGTCCTCTCTGATTTTGAAATACAGGTTAGTCAGATATGTCAGCAGCCCAAACAGCAGACTCCCCAGCACGCCTATTGCCGCCCACTGAGACGGGGAAACCCTGTCCAGCAACTGCAGGAACCAGTAGCCCGTTCCCACCGCTGACGTGGTGTATGACACACCTGTTGTGATTTTTTCCATCTGGTACATACCCCGTCTCCCGTTATCCGGAAGCTGACAACAATAAAAAAAGCCACCAGTTAAGTACTGATGGCTCTGATAACTCATGCAGGCATCTCAGACGACCCACTGACACTACCGGTGAGTTTAACGATACCTTCCATTTGGCTGGCTCACTTTTTATGATGATGCCGGTGCATTTATCTCCAGCACCAGACTTTCTATCTCAACGCCATACGCTGCATTTTTGGTAATATCCGTCAGCGTCAGCGCATTCAGCCCCAGTGTCAGACTGTCTTTTATGACCTGGAATGCCGGGCCAGCCACTCCATTCAGTTTCGGAGTAACCGTGGCACTGCCGGCGGTGAACACCAGCTCCAGCGTCTGCCAGTCGTTACTGTAATTCCCGAACTCGCCCAACTTTGTGTTTCCTGCTTTCTTGTGATGCATCAGATTCAGTTTGCCGTCTGTGGTCTGGGTGAAGAACGACATCAGGAACGGGTTACCAGTCCCGGTCATCGCCACGACGTCAGGTAACGCTACATCGGTATACAGATAAATTCCCAGACCGAACTGATTGTTGGTCAGTGCGCCTGACAGTCGAAACTTACAGCTCAGTCTGCCACCCCGTGTCAGCAGGGAGACTGCGTCATCCACCGGGCGCGTCAGGGACCAGGCTTTATTGCTCTGCTTGGTGATCTTAAATACACCATCTGACAACTGAATTCCGCCATTCTTAATGCTCCAGCCCTGCGCAGCAGCGTCTCCGGCTGTCGGCAACAGGGAGATTGTGCGTATGGATGCATCTTCAGACGGCCCCGATGGCGTGTCGCCGCCGGGCGAGAGTTTGATTTCCGGTGCCTTACCACTAATGAAGGCTAAGGTGCGACCGGCTACGTTCAGAATAGCAGTTGCCATACGATCGGGAATAATGCCACGACGCGCCCATGAGCTGAAATGCGTCGGGCGATTTGATGATACCCAGTTTTTGTTCGTTCGGGATGCCGAACCGTAATAACCAGACCCGACAATATCAGGATCTTCTGACGGGTTGTTTGTCGGTGTATTAACTCCGCTACCATCGGTCATAAAGGGAACAAAATAAATCTGCTGGGATTCTTTACCTTTATATGCACCATATACCACTTCATATTGCGTACCGTGTTCTTGTTTCCACGCGTATGTCGTGTCGCCACAAATCCAGGGGACTGATGCCGGACTTCCACCGTGACACTGCGCTGCCAGCCCGGCAAGGTCAGCACGGAACTGCTGTACCATTGCAAGAAATGCTGCTGGCTGCTGGGCGTAACTGGCATTCGTCATATCGAATTCCCCCTGCATCCAGCATATCGCCAGCAAAACGTTTTTCGGGTTTTTCTGCAATGCTGCCTTCGTGCGGAAAAGCAGATCCTGATATAACGGCTTACCCACTCCCCAGCGAGCCGAATCCTGACTGGCTCCCGTGGACTCGCTGAATGTCCCCTCCGTGCCCTGGGTGAATGCCGAACCACCACGACAGCATGGTACCAGCAGGATCCCCGCATTATTAGGGATATACGGAAGCAGTTTTTTGGCAATATGTAAGCCCTGTCCGACACAGCCGTACTGCCCTTTGCTCAGGTCAGCCCGGGGATGGTTAATCGTACTCATATCCTGAACATCATGCAGACAATGGTCAGCAGGAATGATGTCGTTAAATACGCATACTTCACCACCGGGAGTCACTGTGTTACGACGGGCCAGTTGCTTAATGCGCGGATGGGGCGCATCGTATGAATCCGGAAGCGGAAGCCCTTCACCGTAAGCCATGGCATTGGATTGCCCGGCCAGTACGATGACGTAGTACCACTCCGGCTCAGTTGCACCACTGACGACCACATCACCTTCTGCTGCAATCGCCTGCATCAGGGTATAAGGGGTTATGGCCACCGGACTACCAAACGGCTGCCAGCCCTCCTTCAGTTTTTGTGTCAGTCGTTTCGCAAGGTCTGACGGCGATGCCGCCCTGACCACGTCATAGTGTTTAAATGCCATGAATCCTCCCGGGCGGGATAATGTTGTGAGTCAGATAAGGAGCAGGCTGAAGTCCGGAAGTTACAGGACAATGGCAGAAGGGAGACTACAGCCCGCAATTCGAAAAAGACCGCGCAGTTGCGCAGAGTGATTACTATGGGGTATTATTCGCCAGCTGAAATATTACTTCACGTTTTATTGTTTATTCCTTGCCGCCCGCGTCTCCCAGCGCGGGCTTTTTTTGTCCATAAGAAAGCCCCTCCGGAGAGGGGCTAAAGCCGCGTATCTGTATCATCATGCACATGGTGCCGGGTGCCTCCCGGTGAGTTCAGCCCGGTGCCACTAAACCCGCGTCATTCTCGTTTTGATAATCAGAGATTATACCGTCACCAGTCGCCCCTCCGCTCAGGGGGATTCACCATGCGAAATTTTTTTAACAAATGCCCAGTCTGACAGGCAACTGTCAACTTACTGAATTGTGAGCAACATAGCATTTAACGGGGAACCTGTTTTCTGCAGTAAAAAGGCCCACCGGAGCGGATGGGCCTGGAAGGATAGCGGTCATGTGATGCCGGTTTCCCGGTAACTCAGCACCGGTATCTGAGTCAACGTTTTCTCTACTGGGTCATTTCCGATACGCCCTGCCTGCTGACAGGCTTTCATCACATCTGAAAATATAGCACCCTGACTGATACTGTAGTACCTAAGGTTCCAGAAACTGTGATGTATCCGGCACAGAAAAGCCCCTCCGGAGAGGGGCTGGAGAGTGGCGCTATGTGCCATTGCATGGTGCCGGGTGCCTCCCGGTGAATTCAGTACCAGCACCTGAATCCGCGATTATCCCATATACCTACTCGCTGATTGCCCCTCCGCACAGGGGGATTCACCATGCCAGTTTCTTTTAACAAACTCCCCGCAAACCAGACAACAGTCAACCGCCTGAATTGTGAGACATTTAAAAAAAAGCCCGCAAAAGCGAGCCAGGGAAAATAAGTGTGGCGCGTTGTACTGGATTCGAACCAGTGACCGATTGCTTAGAAGGCAATTGCTCTGTCCGGCTGAGCTAACAACGCAGGATACAGATAATGGACCGCCTTCGGGGACCCGAACTCCGCGCAACCAGCTTCGAAGGCTGGCGCTCTTTCCTGATGAGCTAATGGCGGTATGTGATGGTGGCCCTTGCTGGATTTGAACCAGCGACCTGGCGATTATGAGTCGCTCGCTCTCACCACTGAGCTAAAGGGCCGGAAGCAGAATAATAATGGTGCGTAATTAATTCTGCAATCTCATCCGTTTCAAACGATTAAATCCTGAACTTCCCTGACTGTCTGCTCAAAACGTCCGGTCTCCAGTTCAACGCCAATCGCACGACGCCCGAGCGCCAGTGCCGCTTTTACCGTTGAACCTGAGCCCATAAAAAAATCTGCAACCAGGTCTCCCGGACGACTGCTTGCGCTGATTATCTGCTGCAGCATTTCTGCCGGTTTTTCGCACGGATGTTTCCCGGGATAGAACTGCACCGGTTTATGCGTCCAGACATCGGTATACGGCACCTGCGCTGTCACGCCAAAATACCGCCGCAGTCGGCATTCACAACCACAAGCGTGTTTAACGTACTGCACAGCTTTTCAGACATAAAAAGGCCGCCTGATAGCAGCCTTTTCACATTAAAATTAAGTTTTTCTTTACTCTGTAGTATGGGAAATTAGCATTCCCTACTGGGTTTATACAACTAATCTGACGTCACACGCACCATTATACTTACTAAAGAAAAGTCATCATCAGGTCCGGCTCTCTCTATACGACGCAAAATACCATTAGAAAACTTCTAGACTGGCCCCCTGAATCACCAGACAACCAATATCACTTATTTAAGTGATAGTCTTAATACTAGTTTTTAGACTAGTCATTGGAGAGCAGATGATTGATGTCTTAGGACCGGAGAAACGCAGACGGCGTACCACACAGGAAAAGATCGCAATTGTTCAGCAGAGCTTTGAACCAGGGATGACGGTCTCCCTCGTTGCCCGGCAACATGGTGTAGCAGCCAGCCAGTTATTTCTCTGGCGTAAGCAATA